AGCGCTACCCGAACCGTCACCTGAACCTGTAGCGGTTCGTAGCACAATACGTAAACCTGTCGAATCCATTGTGCCGACACCTGAACCTGTTGCAGTACGAACAGCAACAAGGATTCCTACCGCAGTAGCACTACCAACACCGTCACCTGTCGCCGTTCGGAACCTAACAATGTTCGCCGAAGAAGAAGCAGTACCGGAACCCGAAGCCGTAGCAGTAACAGTAAGAACCGCACGAACACCAAGATAAAAACGGCCACCGTTCCTAAACGGAAAACTGAAATCGGTTAACTGCCCTAACCGTATCTGAGCAGAACCAGAAGCAACCCCAGAAGTACCACCACCAGAACCCGTAGCAGTACGACCAACAACACGAAAATATGTGCCACGATAAAACGGGCGTGTATCAGAAAACGGTTCTGCGAAACCCGTAACTGCTGTTTGTGCCATAGGGTTTACCCCCTACGACTAATCGAGAGACAGCGTAAGCGAAGTGATTTGAAAAGTATCGCCAGCAGTAACAGCCGCAGACGACGACAAAGCACCAGTCCACAAAGCATTACCTGAAGTTGAAGCATCCCACAAAGACCAATGAGTGATCGTTTCTGTTGCCGCAACGTTAGTCCATTCAAGAGTCGCGTTAGTTGCGATAGAACCAGAAGACGCAGCCGCCCAAGCAGCAGACTTACGAGTTGCCTCAGTAGCCGCATTAGATGTCGCAGCCTCACCAGGATCACCAGTATGCAACTTCACATACACCGTAGCTGGCATAGTCCAAGCAGTTTTACCTGTGGTGTGTTCCAAAATTTTGTTGTCAGCGTAATTAGAAATAGACATAAAAACCTCTCACACGGACACTATACACCATACAAAAGTAGAGCCAGGCAGAAGGGGAACTGCCTGGCTCTACATTTATTAACTTACTTCAACTAGTGGGGTTTATGCGCCACCAAGCGAAGACGATGTGTTGAGAACACGGATAGCTGCCTGACGGAAAATTCCGTAGCCACCCAACCAGTACCAACCAACCGGATTGAAACGCATCAACGAATCAATTACTGGACCACGAACAACCTTCGGATATGCTCCGTTGCCGTCTGTGATCGAGTGAGCCTTCGCCAATGACTGACGACCCATGATAAGAGTTGAATAGAGATCAACTGTTGAAGCTGAACCACCAGTCAAATCCAATGGGGCGCGAGGAGTCTCAATGAAACGAACGGCCTCAAACGCACCGATTTCGCCATTGTAGATGTTCGCTGTGTCCACATAGTTATGCGGGTCACGCCACGATTGTGCGCCGGTTTCGCGGCGAAGATCGTACGAAACGTCTGGGTGAATGAAACCCATGTACATTCCGTTGAACGTCTGAGCCTTCGAACCACGCAACTGTGCTGTTGCCTTGCGAACGTCATTGGCTTCAATGATGTCCTCTGCTTGAACTGTTGCGTTCGTTGTTGGGGTTGTTGCACCGCCACCACCGTAAATCACGTTCGTTGCTTCCTTCAAAATGTTAGCGACAACAGTATCGATTGACGATCCTGCGTTGTAACCGATGAGGTTTGCTGCAACAGCATCAACGTCAAGGAACGAAGTTCCACGCAGTTTCGCTGTTGTGTTGATCGTGTTGCCGTACTCGGCAAGGGTGACAGTTACTTGGCTGTCTGCCATCGCTACTGCGGTGACATCAGTTGTTTCGCTGAGTGTTGCTGTCGCATCTGCGAGTTCCGAGAAAATCGTGAACGCGACTGATGTTCCAGGCATTGACTGAGCGACAGGCTGTATGTCTGCTGCTGCGTCAAAAAGCATTTCTGAACGGAGTGCGAAATACGCAATCTGGTCAAACGCCGCCTGATCGACTGATAATGAACTTTGTTGTGTGTATGCCATGACCTTTGGGGTCTTTCTCCCCAAAGACTTGCTTTGAGGCTAGATGTTTTGTTGTTGATTAACCTGGGCCAGCAGTTGCATAACTTCGTCTTGAGATTTGGCGTTAAGGATTTTGGCGTTCCAATCCACTTCAGGTTCAACAGATTCACCGAAACTTTTTGCTTTCGAAACCCGATCCCAAGCTTTTTGTTCGGCTTGAATTTCGGTTTTCGGTTGCGTACCTGCGATGAGATTTGCTTCCTGTGCGGCTTGGCGGATTGCGTCTGCTGTCATTTCGCCGTCATACGCTTTAACGAAGTAGCGTGAAACCGGTGCGTTAAGATCAACGCCCGCTTCCACAAATGCCAACTTGCGTTGCGCGTCTGTAGCTTCTAACAGTTTGGCTTCCAGTTCTTTGTTCTTGGCTTCAAGATTTCGAAGCTGTTGACGTACTGGATTCCGTTCTACCTGGTCCTTTGCGTCTTCCTCAAACTCGTAGTTCGTATCTGACATGACCCACTCTTTCTGCCCACACTTGGACTAGAGGAGTCCAAATGGCTGCAATCTCACCCTGTTGTACACACCGAACTCGGGGGGTCCGACGGTTATCTTCAAAAGAAGATACTCGTGACTGTATCACCACTCCCGGTGGTTGTCAAGTGTTTAGATTATTCGGCTACACCCAAACCAGTTTGAACGGTACCGGATGTTTGGCCAGTTGTTTTAGCGAACGATCCGCCGCCACCGAACTCGGCTTTGCGGGCTGCTTGACGTTTCTTTAACCCTTGTTGCCCTGCGACATCGTAGCCAAGTGCGGCCCCAACCTTTTGTTGCTGAGTCAAAGCCTGCTCACCAAACATTTCGGTGTACAAACCTTCTTGCAAACCCATCGCCGTGAACCCTGCTTGGGCTTCCTGTGCTGTGATCCCACGAGCTGCGATCTCCTCAGCAGTACCAGACAACAGTTGGATACGGCCCTGTTCTTTGGCTCGTGCCGCAATCTTCGCAGCCTCAGCTTGACGAGTCAAAATAGGTGCAGCTTTAGTTGGGTCAAGGAAGTAGGCGGCCAAACCTGCTTCGTTCACACCGTACAGTTCTTGCATCTGCCGTTTAACCTCAGGGTCAGCATCCTGTACAGCTCGAAAGCCTTGTTGCACACGTGTCTGTAGTTCTTGTGGTGACACGTCGCCTTCAAGTAGTGCAGTAAAATCTTCTGTTTGATCGTAAAAACCTGGTGGTAAACCGTTTGATTGTAGTAGTCGACGGTAATCGTTTTCTAAAGCCAAATAGGATGCTGGGTCTAGTTCGGCTAAACCTTTTTTGGCTCGTGCGGTGTTCGCAGCAAACCGTTTCTGGTATGCCTCTTGTCCACGCAAAGAAAAAATTAGTGCGTCAGGGTTATTGATATCTACTTCGCCACGGGCATAAACGCCGTACAAATAGTCTGATAGATCGCCTAATCCGTAGGTTGCTAATACTGCTCGAATGGTATTCCGGGCATCTGCGCGTGGTTCAAAACCGCCGCCGCCGCCGCCACCGCCGCCACCTTTGCCGTCGTCGCCAGTTTCCACACCGAAAGTAGCAACGTTGCGAGCTTTACCTTCAGCAATAAGTCTCTCCAACGCAGCCTGAGTATCCGCACCACCACCCAACGCACCCGATTGAAGTTGACGAATATAATCTGCCGTAGCAGCATCACCAGAAAAACCTGCTGCCTGATAAGCGGCAGCGTCAATAGCAGCAGACTGCTCGGCAGTAAACTGTCCACGACCCTGAGTAGCAGGATCAACAGTTGTTGTTGTTGTGCCACCAGTATTAACCGCATCTAACTGTTCTGGTGTAAGCGGTTTAATACCAAGATCAAGCAGATCGCCACTAAAACTCATGTCAGACATTATTGAACCTTTCCAAACGCACGAGCAATAGCCAACCCAATACTCGTAGCATCCTGATTAGCCTTCTTGGTAAACCGATAACCATAAACATCATTCGTTCTCAACTCGTCACGCCACTCAGACAAAGACAACTGACGAATCTGACCATTAGCATCTTTCTTAGATAACGCATTACGAAACTTAGAATCCAAAACAGATACCGAATTAGGATCAAGTTCAAGTTCTTCGGCGGCAACACTTTGATAGTTTTTGAAAACATTATTCAAAGTCAAACCGGCATCAATC